TATGAAAATATTAACTAATAATTTTTATAGAAACGGAAAGTTTTACCTGTACCTAATAGATAATTATGTTTTAACTTTATAAGAATGGTTTGATAAAAATAAAATAATAAATAAATTATGAAAGAAATAGAGATAAAACCAGCATACGTAACAGCTAAACAAGCTAAACATTTTAAGGATAAAGGATTTAATATTAGAGTAAACGCATGGTATAATAATGATAATTTATCAGGATTAAGAGGTTACTTTAAAAATTCAGAAATAAATCCTGAAAAACATTCAGCACTAGAACAATGGATGGGCGTTGAATTTCTTAGGGTTAAGTATGGTATTTGGATTACAGTAGATGTTGATGGTAATGATACATTTATGTATACAATCGTTGATGAAACTATAGAATATAGTGGATATGAATTTAAAACACCACAAGAAGCCTACTCAAAAGCATTTGATTATATATTTGAAAATAATTTAATATGAAAATAAGAAAGCGTAAATACAAATGTACACTTTGTAAAAAAACAATATTAAGAATATCCGATAAGCAATGGATAAAATCAATGTGTGGAATAGAAAATAAAATGACTAGATTAATATTAATACATAAAAAATGAACCTATCAAATATTAAACAAAAAAGAAAAGGGCTTATAAACGCATATATTTGCCCTGATTTACACTCAGTTGTGACAAAAAACGTAGATGAAGGCATGATTCCAAATGAAATATCTTGTCCTCAATGCGCAAAACCATCAATAAGTATGATGTATCAAGTAACACAAACGCTTCCACACAGGATAGAATGGTTTAAGCCAACAGATGCCGAGGTTAAATCACAAATGTTATCTATGACTGATAAGCAAGCTAATGCATTTAAAGAATATATAAATAATGGTGGTATGGCAAACAGGTTAGTTTAATTTTATAAATTTGAAAATGGAAATAAAAGTATATAGACAAAAAAGTTCATTAGACTGGACTTTGTCAACATTTAAAAGCCTCTGCGGAAAAATAAGTGGAGTAGGTATAGAAGATGAAAAAAGAACAGTTAAAGTTCATGGCGAAACTAGAATTGACGCTGGAATTTACAATTTATCGTTAACTGATTCTCCTAAATTTTCAAAAGAATATTACAGGGATGAATTTGGTAATTTGATATTGGCCAAAGACAGGGTAAACGAAGAGCTTAAACAAAAATATAAATGGCCACACGAATTGATAACTGTAGAAAACGTTAAGAATTTTACAAGGGTTCTTTGGCATTGGGGTAACACGGATGATGACACTGATGCATGCTATTTAGTTGGTTGCGTATTTGGTTGGATAAAGAAACAGGCTGCCGTTTTAAATTCAAGAAAAAAATACACGGAAATATATCCTATCATTTGGCGCGCAATTAAAGCTGGTAAAGTAACTGTTGAATACATAGACAATGAATAATAAAAGGAAAATAGCACTTATAGTTGCTGCAATAATTGTAGCGTTATTACTTTTAATTTGCACATCGGAAACAGAAAATAGCCACGTTAAATCAAAAACTGTTACGAAGCCTAACGTTTTGAACGATTTATTAAATTTAAAAAACCAAATAATAAAAAACCTTTCAACTTCAATAGAAAAAAGAGATAATTTGATAAAAAGGCAAAAAACGCTTTTAAGCTCATATAATCATGAAGCTAACATTATACATGAAAATGTTATTAAAAACGCTCCTGACACTTGTTTTGATTATATAAATAGGGTTTACGATTCGTTTTTAAAGTCAGATAGCTTAAAAACAAACTATATATTACTTCAAGATTCATCTTTACTTGAATATAAACAAATTGTTGGCCAGCTAAACGATGTAATATCAATTAAAAATTACCAAATTTCCACATGCAGGGATTCAATTAATTACCTGCAGGAAGACAATAATTCTTTAGAAAAAAAGGTAAAATCATCAAAATTTAAAGGAAACGTAAAAACAATTGGAGCTTCAATAGGAAGTTTCTTTATCGGATTAGGAATATCAACTCTAAAATAAAAAACATGAAAACAACACCCCAAAAATCATTTTTCAATTCTTTCTACAAAATACTTTTATCTTTAACTGTTGGTTGGACTTGGGGGTTTATAATTTTAAAACTAACAAAATTATACTTCCAAGATGTTGAATGGAAGTGGTCTTTTGTGCCATTAATTACCTATTTACTTGCCAGTTTAATTTACATCATACTTGGTTATTGCTACACTAGGTTTATGCCAGTTAAAATAACAGCTCAACACACAAAAGACGAGTTAAAACAACAACAATTAGATAAACGTAGGTATTATTTAAAAATGAAACCAACCATAATAAAGGATCAATTAATTAAAATAGGAATACTTCTTTTGGCAATATTAATAGCAGCGTTAATGGTTTCTTGTAAAAAAACAAACTCAATTCCAAGCAATACACAACAAATCGGAAACCAATGTAACTTTAACGATAGCTGTTTTACAAACAAAACATGGATTCCAGTAAAAACTATACATGCTGACTTGATTTTTGATGCAACAACTTACAAATTTTACCAAAACGGAAATCAATTTGGTATATGGTCAAAGCAAAATTGCACTGATGTTCTAATAAGCACCCAAACATCATCTTTTGTTTATCAAATATCATACGTTAGAAACGACACTATGATTATAATTAACCCTATTTATGGAACGCTAAAATATCATTTATAATGAACTACGAAATAATAAACCAATTAACAGCTACTATACTTGACTATCAAAAAGAGTTAAGCGTGATAAATCATATTGCTGAAAAATTATTAAGCAATAAACAAACAATAAATGTTAGGTTAATAGTAGAAACAAACGAAGCTCAAAAAGAAGAACAACAAGATTTATTCTATTGTGACGATCATAAGCATAATGTTTATCCTATTTATGGTTTATCTACTCAAAACTTATTTAAAAAGCCAATAAATACTGATTTAACAGTAAGAATAAACGGAGTTTCAACAAAACAATCGCTCATTATGCTCGATAACATGAGCAGGTATTATAACGAAGCGATAGACCAAGCTAAAAAAGAGGTAAACACACTTATTAATGCAGAAATAATAAACGCAGAATTGCTTAAATAATATATATTTGCAATCGCAGATTCCTAAAAGACTTAAAAAGTCGCCAAGGTTAAGGTTGTCAACTTATCTGCAAAAAAGAACCCCTACTATAACAGTGGGGGTTTTTTGTATAAACTCTAAAAACAACAAAATGCTATTTGAAAAAGGTAAAAAATTTAAAAACACTTTGGACGAATGTTTTAAACAGAAACCATTAAAACAGCTTAACCCACTTGTTTACTCCAATTTTACCGAAGAATAAATAATAGAATTTAATAATAACAAATCGTTAAAACCAAAGATTCGTGGAACTATTTAATATTGACAACCCATACTATGAGGTTTGGAAGGTTGGTAGACCAAGCAAAATAGCCTTAGAAAAACGTAAAAAATACTGGGAGCTTGAAAAACTAAGATTAGACAAACAGAACAGCCCTAAATGCATAAATTATAAATTCAAATCAATTATACCCAAGACAACAAAAGCGTATCCAAAAGCTTTGTTTTTAGTTTAAACGGATATTTTTATATATTTGTCGGGATAACCTAACTTAAAACCGTGTTTCTAACAAAAGATGAAAAAATAGATAAGGCTAAACGCATATGCGACATATACGCATTAGGTAACCATACTATTGAAAGTGCCGCGAATTCAGAAGGGGTACTAGTAAGAACGTTCTTTGAGTGGCGTACAAGAATATCCGAAGTTTCCGAGCTGTATAAGGAGGCCCAGAAAATTGCGATGAGCGAAAGGGTTGAAGTCTTAAAAGAAATAGCCCTTAATGGCTTTGGAAGGCTTCTAACAGGTTTCCACATGGACGAGGAAACAAAAGAGTACACCGTTGGAGCAGATGGTAAAGCTAAAGTGTCAAAGTTAAAAACTGTAAAGAAGTATTACCCACCAAGCACAGGCGCCATCATATTTGCTTTAAAGGTTGCTGACCAAGCCATGTTTAATAAGCCTGGAACTGGGTACAGGGAACAGGATAATGACGAACCTGTTAAGAAACAGGTGTTTGTCATTGGAGGTAAAGAAATTGAATTTTAATTAAAATTAAAACAAAAGATCATGAACGAAGAACAGCGTAAACAATTTGAAGAATCTTGTAAGCCATTAATGAAATATTTGGCTGAAAACTTTAATCCACACGTAACGGTAATTGTAAACTCAACTGAATGTGAATTAGTAGAAGGCATTCAATCGTTTCAAACACCAGAGTTTATAAAGGGCTAAATAAATAAAATAAGTAGCCGATAGTGAAGGGCAACGTTAAAAAGGCATGACATGACCGTTTAACGAGTAGGTTTACATCGGAAGGTTGGCTACCTCTAAAAAGCTAGGTTTCAATACCTACTCGTATTCCGAAGGGGTGGTGCGACGCCACAGAGCTACTTATTTATAAAAAAAAACATGAAAAAAATACAGGCAATAAGAAATAATTACGGGAAAGTATTCTTTAAGACTACAATTCAAATCGTAAGCAATGTATTACAAGATTTAGGTATTGATGCAAAAGAAGAATCACAAATTGTTCCATTTGTATTTGACCCACAAGATGTAGCAGGTTTTAGACCATCCTCATACGAAGATTCGGACATACTAGATAAAACATGTATAGTTTTAAGGGGTTCAGGCGAAGAATTTGTAATAGATTGCGCTTTTGATACATTTGAAACCTTATTTTTATCATATTAAAAAACCATTGGTGCGTTTTGTTCATCGGAAAGACACCAGTATTTACTACAAAACAGCAAAAACCATGACAGATTTAACCTGGAAAACAGAAAAACGAAAAGTATCGGACTTGTTGAAGTCAGAAATTAACCCACGTAAAATAAAACCTGAAAAGCTAAAGGCATTGGAGGATAGTTTAAATAAGTTTAACCTTGCTGAAATACCCGTAATCAATACTGATAATACCTTAATTACAGGAAACCAACGCGTAACCGTACTTGGTATGATAGGTCGAAAAAACGAAAAGATTGATGTTAGGGTACCAAGTAGACCATTAACCGAGCAAGAGGCAAAGGAATACATGCTAATCGGTAATACTCATGCTGGTGAGTTTGACGGTGAACTAATAGATTTGTATTTTGATGATATAGTTATAGACTTCGATATGAATATAACTATTGATCAAGAGGAAGAGAGCTCAAATATTGGCTTGTTAAGCGGTTCAGAACTAAACAACGAGATTGATAAATTTAAGACTGGAATCCGAAAGGCTATCCAAATTGAATTTGAGCCATCTGATTACGAAGAAGCTCAGAATTTAGTAAAGTACTGCAGGCAAAAGAATCTGTATATAGGAAAATACTTAATTGACAAACTAAAAGATATAAAACAAAAGAATGATTTGCTACATACCTAGCAAGGGCAGGCCAGCAACTTTAACTTACAAGATATTTGAAGAAGTAGGAATAGAAGTTATTCATTTTATAGAGCCACAAGAAATTGACTTATACGATGTTCCTAATAAAGTAAGTATAGAAAGAAATAACATTGGTATATCCTATGTACGTAATTACATGCTTGATTATGCCAAATTAAATAACCACGAATGGGTTATATTTTGTGATGATGATGTAGTTGCTTTTTACAAATACATAAACGGTAAGAATGTAAGGCAAAGTGGATTCATGTTCTTAGACGTGTTTGAGAAGATAAAAACACTTAATTACGAGGTATACGGATTCAACTATAACCGATTCATTTGGGTAGCAGATAAAACATACAGTATTAATTCTGCAACTGTAGAGCAATGCGTAATACTTCATATACCAAAAATAAAATGGCGTTACAGAGGTGAATTTGATTTAAAGGAGGATAGGGATTTTATTCTACAATGCATCAAATATGGTAAAGGTGTTTTAAGATTTAACAAAATCGGCATTTCGTCCCCAGGAATAGGAGAAAATAAAGGGGGTTTAAACGAGGATTACAAAATAAATAAAGACAATATATCAGCAACAAAATTAATATTAGAATGGCACCCTTTTGCTTTGCCTAATTATAAAGGGGGAAGGTTTGATGCTAAATTAAAGCTAAAAGAATTGGCTAAACATTATAAAAAAATCGTAAAATGAAAAGAATTGATTTAATAGAAATACCTCACGAAACAAAAATAGGTGATATTTGTGGGCCAATAGAGCCTAATGTAACAGAGGATTCTATATTTTACTTTAATGACGAGCCTATTGGGTTTTATATTAGAAACATAAAGGAACATTCTGAAATGTTATATAAGTACGTTGATATTGCTAACAAGGAACTAAGAAGCAAAAGAGTTCCAAAGTCTGAAATGAAACGTTCTTCAGGATTACATAGTAAAGAAAACGAGGTACTTCAATACTCTACAATTATTGGTTCTGTTCCTCCAAAGCCACATATGAGAAGGCCTTATCCGACGATATCAAGCGTTCATTCACACCCAACCGCAACTAACTTTATAAAGGCAATGATATTAGCTTGCTATGAGTCCGAAGAATTAATCCGCAAAATATTGCCTGATGTTTATGAAAAGCAAAAGAAAATAATAGAAGAAAACATTCCTGAAAAATGGAGGTTCGGTAAACTATTCACATCTAGTATTTCAAATTATAACATTTCAGCACCATTTCATCGAGACGCTGGTAACTTGGTAGATTGTGTTAACGTTATCATAGCAAAGAAACAAAACGCTACAGGCGGAAACACAACGGTCCCTGATTATTGGGCAACCATGGATAGCTGTGACAATTCTATGCTAGTTTATCCTGCTTGGAAAAATGTCCATGGTGTAACGCCGATAATCCCAACAAAAAAAGATGGTTATAGGAATAGCCTTGTATTTTACCCATTAAAAGCGTTCAAAGGCTTAGATTAATGGAAAAGGAAGTAATATTTAAACCACACGAAAAACAGGAAAAGTTTTTAGTTGCTTGTTTAAGTGGTGTGTTTAGATATATATTTTATGGCGGTGCTGCTGGTGGCGGTAAAACGTACGTTGGCTTAGCTTTATTAATATTATTATGTAAGATTTACCCTGGTTCTAGATGGTGTGTTATACGTAAAGATTTAGGCAAATTAAAAAAAACTACATACCCAACGTTTTATAAGATATGCCCCAAACGATTTTTAAAGGATGGAAGAATAGTAGATAACACCGCGAGGTTTACAAACGGATCAATCATAATGTTTATGGGCGAAGGGTTTTCATCCGATAAAGATTTGACAAAGTTTGATGGTTTGGAGGTTAATGGATTCCTTTTAGAGGAAGGGCAAGAGCTTCAAGAAAAAACATTTGAAAAGTGTAAACTTAGAGCTGGGCGTCACATTATAGAACCATACCCACCAACGTTGGTGTTAGTTACAGGAAACCCTACCCAAAGATGGCCAAAAAAAACATTTATTACACCAAGTAAAAAAGGTGAGCTAAAAGAACCTTATTGCTTTATTCCTGCAATGATGGATGATAACCCACATTTACCACAATCTTACAAGGACGCCTTAGAAACACTTGATTTAATAACGTACGAGCGGTTTGTTAAAGGTAATTGGGATATTATAGATGTTGATATGCCATACTGCTATTCGTTTAACCCTACAACCCATATTAAAGATATGGGCGAACTAAACCACGAAGAGCCAGTTTATTTATCCTTTGACTTTAACGTAGACCCGATAACATGCATAGCCTCACAACACCCAAAGGATCACTCTTACATTTACACGAGGTATGAATTTAGATTATCAAACTCTGATATATGGCAATTATGTGATAGGATAAACGCTAAGCTTGGTGATTACTATATGATAGTTACAGGCGATGCCTCAGGTAAAAATAGAAGCGCCATGACTAAGGATGGTCAAAACTATTACACTATAATAAAAACAGAACTTGGTTTAACTGATAGGCAAGTAGTTGTTCCAGGCGCTAACCCGTTAATAAAAGATAGCAGGGTTTTATGTAATTCATTGCTGTTAAGACACCCTAGCATTTATGTACATCCTGAATGCGTATTTCTAATAGAAGATTTACAGTACGTAGAAGTTAATTCAAAAGGCGAAATAGATAAGGATAAGGATAAACACCAAACCCATTTACTAGATTGTTGGCGTTATTACTTAAATTCTTTCTTTAAATACTTTGTCAAAGTAAAATTATAACTAAATTTGCCAAGCGTTTTGAAATTAACCCGTTTAATTCAATAAAAAAACCAAAGCCTCCCGATGTATTGTGGAGGCTTTTTTCATTACATTTGCTTTACAAATAAATCAAAAAAATGAAAAACAAAGTTGACAACTCAAAAGAAACTAATTTAGAATTGGTTTACAAAAGTAAAACAGGACAAGAATTTTATTCATACAAAAATATATTAGATTTGTCTCCTTCAAGGGGTGTAAGTGCCGCAAGAGCAGATAGATTTGTTGGCATGAAGTTGTCGGAAGGTAATTTAAAAGACTTGGTAAACACTGCTATTGATGGTATTAACAAGAGTCAAGATTTGGTTGGAGCCGTTTCAATATTACACCTTATAAAATATCGTTTAGAGTTCTTAAGCGAAGAAAATAGTTTGTTGGACCTAGCAGCAATATATTATCTTCTAAAAGATGAAGATCCTGAATTTACCAGCGAACACCACAATGCCATAAAGCGTGACATTTGGAATAAAGACGACGAGTGTCGGAGTTTTTTTTTGCACATTGCAATCGGGCTCACGAAACGCTTTTCGGACACGCCCGAAGAAGATTTGATGAAATTTTTGAACCAAACGAAGGAAATCAGCGAAAGGATTTACCAATTCATCCCCAGGAGTTAGACGCTCAGTACGTAGCGTTTATGGATGACTTGATTTACCATACTTGTGACGGTAGACCTTCGGATATAAAAGCTCTTGAAAGCACAAAGACTTACATTGAATTTCTCAGCATAATAAACAATCATCTAAAAAGAGTAAAACGAGCAATAGAGGAAGCTGAACGATTTAAAAAAGAAAATAAATAATGGCAAATGTAGTCGAAGAAATATTTAAGCTTAACGCTGACACTAACGATTTAATAACTAAGCTAAGGCAAGCAAAGGGTGTTTACAGTGAGCTTACAAAGGAACAGGAGCAACAATTGATACAATTAGGGTTACTCGAAAAAAAGGAAAAGGAGTTAATTGCAGCTCGTGAAAAGTCTGCTAACCCAACCGCCATAATTAAGTATAACGCTGCGATAGATGCAACCGTAAAGGATATAGGAGCTTTAAAAGAGGCAACCGATAAACTAACAGCTTCTGAATCCAAAACAGCAGCAGAGGCAAACGCTGTATCAAAGGCAATATCCAACGCTTTCAAAGGAACTACATTAGCAGCAGCTTCAAAAGAAGTTGATAAAATAGCAAAATCATTTGAAGGCACTTCAACAGGTGTAGAGAATGCTGAGAAAAAAACGATTTCGTTAAAAGCTCAGTTAGGAGAATTAAAAGCCCAATTAGCGGATGATAATTTAGATGATGGACAATTTGAAGAGTTATCTATTAAGGCTGGTAAAATACAAGATGCAATAGAGGAAGCTGGCGACGCTGCAAGGGTATTTACTACCGATTCGCCATTTGAAGCTGTTGGAAATGCTTTGGGTAGCGTTGGACAAAAACTATTAAGCTTAGATTTTGCAGGAGCAGCAAGGCAATCTCAATTATTAGTAAAGGCTACGCAACAAATAACATTTTCGCAAGCCCTTGGAGGTATTAAAGATTTGGGTTCAACTCTTTTAAACGTTGGAAAATCTTTATTAAAAAATCCTTTATTCTTAATAGGTGCAGCAGTTGCCATTGTAGTTTTAAAGTTTAATGATTTAAAAAATTCAACAGGATTAATAGGGAGTGCTTTTAGGATTGTTGGAAATATAATTGATGGTGTAATAAATACTTTTTATGCTCTTTCAGATGCGGTTGGTTTAACCCAAAACGCAATGGATGATAGTATAAAAAGAACAATAGATTCTGCTAATCAATTGGCTGAAAGAACTAAAAAAGCTGCTGAAAGACAAATAGAAGTTGCAAAGGCTTTAGGAAAAGAAACTAGTAAAATGGAAGCTGAAAAACAAAGGGCTTACATAAAGACATTGCAAGTTGCTTTAGAAGCGTACAATAAAAAAAGCTATTTAACAACCGCTGAAATAAAAGAACAACAAGAACTAGCCGATAAAATTGTTGATTCAAAAACAGAATTACAAGTTATTGAAGCTTCTAATTATAAGGCTAGAGCTGATTTGGCAAAAAAGTATACGCAAGATGTTACTAAAACATTTGATGATTTAAATAAAAAAATAATAGACTTAACGAATAAGGGCTCTGAGTTCAACATCAAATTTAAATTTCAGGATGGAAGCCAAGCTCAGCTAGATGAAGTTTATAAATTAAGAAAAGACATTGAAGAAAAAGCCCAAAAAGAGCTAGAAAAAACTACATTAAAAGGTTTAAAAACGGAAAAAGATATATCTGATGCTAAGGTTGAGCTTGCAACAATAGCCAGCAAAACAAAGACAAATAGGGAAAACGAATATAGCGAAGCTAGTTTATCATTAGCATTAGTAAATGGACAAAAACAAATAGCTTTTGAAAAACAAGTTGCTGATGCGTCTTTAGCTTTAACAACACAAACGGAAAGCCAAAAAGCTAATATTTCTGTACAGATACAAGAAGATGCGAATAAAAAAACAATACAACTGTTAGAAGATAATATAGCCAAAAAAAAAGAACTTGTTTTAAGTACTGTTGAATTAGAAAAAGAGCTTGGTATTTTAAAATTAAACCAAGAAGTTGAGTTTGCCAAAGCTTCAAATGATTTGCTTGCAGCTAATAGTGCGGATTCACAAAAACAAATTGAGTTTGAAAAACAGCACGCAAGCACATTGTTAACCATAAAGAACAAATCAAACAGTAGTAAGTTATTTTCAGACATAGCTTATGAGAAACAAAAACTGGATATTATGGAGCAATCCTTTGGCCAATATTCGCAGGAATACAAAACACAATTAGACAAAATAACTTTATTAGAAAAGGAAGCTAAAAAGCAAAGGATTTTAGAAGTAATATCATACTTTGAAACCGCTATTAACGCTGCTGTTTCTGCAACAAGCCAAATACTTTCAGCTAAACAGAAAGAAGTTGAAGGGCAAATTACTTTGCAACAAAAAAGAGTTGACGAAGCTAAAGACATAGCAGACAAAGGAAACTCTCAGGTGTTAGAGCTTGAACAAAAACGCTTGGACGAGTTAAATAAAAAGCGAGCTAATTACGTTAAACAACAACAAGCTTTAGCAGCGGTTGAATTAGTCGCTAATACAGCCATTGCAGTTTCTAAAGCAGCAGCAGAGGGTGGTGCCGCAGCAGGTGTTACAATTGCAGCAGCTTTACTTGCTTTAGTAGCTGGGTTAGCTTCGGCTCGTTCGGTAGCATCACAAGCTGCATACTACGAAGGTGGTTATACAGGTGACGGTAACCCAAGAGACGAATCTAAAAAAGTTGGTTCCAGACCATACATGTATCACAAAGGCGAATTTGTAATGGATCATAAAAAAACTAGAAGCTATCGTGACATATTCGAAGATGTGCATGCTGGTAGAATTGATTTAAACAAATGGAAAGAAAAAGTACAGGCTTATGACCAAATGGCTACACATAGAATGATGGTTTCTTCTGCTCCAATGCAAATGTTACAACCGCAAATAATAAATAGTGGAGCTGACATGAAGCGTTTAGAAAGCCAAATGACAGAGTTAATATTTATCATGCAAAATAAACGCTTCGGTAACGACTTGGTTTGGAATGAAAGAGGTGTTATAACTAGAATGAACTCCATAATTAATCGTGAGAATAAATTAAAACAAATAGCAAAACCATGAAGGCATATTTAGATGGCATTCCAGTTGCTTTTCCTGAAAAGAACTTAAAACACCCTAGCTTCACACTTCGTCGTAAGGACGAGACAGGAGATAGGGCTTTTTCGTTTACGGGAGATTTAACATTTACAGGTTCAGATTACAACTACTTATATTCGCAATTAATAGAATCACCCAACGCATTAAATAATAAAGTTGTTTTAAAATTCGTTAACGATTGCTGTAGTCAAAATCAAACTTATGAATTTTATATAGATCACCGTTCTTTAACTTGGTGCGAAGGTCAATGTGAATTAAAAGCTTCGGCAATAGAAAAATCAATTGCAGACGACCATTACACTTGTTTAATGAACACAATGATTTGGGACGACACTACGGGTTTTAAAAGCAAACAACACCCTAGAATATCGTATTGTAATGAACTACGCCCTAATTGGTTGCACGACGCTTTAATTATAATTACAATAGCTACTTGGACAAGCTTTTTAACTATCGGTCCTTTATTATTAGTAATTGCATCAATAGTCCAAACGATAAATTTTATAATTAATGTTGTTAATGCTATTATTGGTTTTATAAATTCAATAGGAGGAAGCCTTGATGAGATACCTAATATTGATTTAGATGGCGACCCAAGCACTAATGCTTATACAGAGCTTAATAATTGGGTTAAAAAACTATTAGCAAATTCATTTGGGTGCGGCAGAAAACACCCTTCGCCATTAATAAGAGAATACGCAGCTAACGTTTGTGGTAAATGCGGTTTAACTTTTCAATCATCAATATTTAATGACCCAGCAAGTGATTATTATAACGCTGTATACCATAATGCGCCAATAGACAAAGGAGTTGAACCAACAGATACTACAACTTATTGGCTAGATAAAAATGCTCCAATATTAAACGGTGTAATGTTTTTTGATAAATTAAAAGGCATTTTTAATTCAAAATTTGATATTATAAACAATAATCTAATTTTAGAAAGAAGGGATTTCTTTACACCAAAAAACCCATGGCTAGATTTAACAAATAGTAATAAAGTGGTTAGTGTTTGTTGGGAGTGGTCAGTAAAAAATAGATACTCATACGCTGACTTCCGTTACCAAAAAGATGCTGTTAATTGGGTAGGTTCAGAAGCTAACAGCAGATGGTCTGATATTGTAGAGTGGAATAACCCCTATAATAATTTACAAAAAGGAGCATTCACACCACTAATAGAATTTGCTTCTGCTCGTTTTAGGGATGATGGAATTGATAGGGATGTATTGACATTCTACGAAGACCTTCCAACAATAGGAACAATACTAAAACAATATAAAAATGCTATGCTAATGAACGCCCACTGTTCATATAGCCCAATGATATTAATATGGGATGGAAACGATGTTAGTAACGCAAGTGTAAGTAAATTCTTTTCTGCAAATAGTTTGGGTATTCCTGACGTTGGCTTAAACCAATATTACAATTATGCAATGTGGTTCAAAGAAGGTTATCCTGGTAATTTATATGATAGGTTTTGGTACATTGACGATCCTAGAATTTCAGGCTACCAGGGAAAAGATTTTACAGCGGTTGTTTCGTACGATTGCCAAATGCTATCAGATGTTGATTTGGATGGCCAAATAATAACTTCATTAGGGCTTTCAAATAAAATAGATAGTATTGTAATAGACGATTTAAATAAAACATTAACAATTAAAGGAACAGTATAAAATGGTATTAACAACGGTAAGCAAATCAATAGGAACAATACTTCCTGATGGTAGTATTATAAAAGTATTTTCTGAAAGCGGTGGCTCATGGTCTGACGGTGAACATAGAATAGGAGAAAAAAAACAAATACAACTAGAATATAGTTCGGATGTTGATTTGACTGGGTTTAATATATATGTTAATCCAGCTCTTTTTATAGAAGAGGGATTTATTAATACAATAGTTGATAAAGGAACTTATTATTATGCTGCAACCTATAACTCTACAACAGGAATAGATTACAACATGTCTTTACAGACAACGGCAGGAACAATAAATATTGCTCCAATGAAAAACTACAAAGTGACTTTAGTTCCTGATGGTGGTTTTGTTTTTAATTTAATAATTGAATTTATAATGACAGCAGATGAAGGCGAATATTTAAAACCTTCATCTAATCACAGTAAATTGTTACAAGATTCTACAAACGTAATTTTTAAATTAGCATCAGATAATAGCAACATATCTAATTTTGCATACCCTAACGATGTTTATTCTCAGGTTGGTTATTCGCCAAGAATTTATTTGTTTGCTCAAAACCCAAGTAACACCGCAATAAAAACATCAGTAGAAGAAAAGTTTACTGGATTTGGTGCTGGTTTCTACAATAGAAACAAATACAATACAGCGGCATGGTTTACAAACACTTTTTTTAAAATAAAAAGGGATGGTGTAGAAGTTAGCAATTTAGCGGATTACAGAAACTCTCAAATTGAAGTTTACGCTAACACAGAAAATGCGCTTAATCCAGTAACGCACTTTTCTGTAACCTTAATCAGGGTAGATAAATTTGATGATACTGTTGACTTTTGGCAAAACTATGAAGCCGATTCACAATGGATTAAATTAGCAAACACATCAACATCTGATATTAGTGCTCCAATGACTGATCCAGTTGAGGTAACGCCAGGAAGCAATCAATTTAAAGCTACCTTTGAATTAAAGCCATTGGTTTCTAATGCAAAATATAGGCTTATAGGAATTGCTTATTCATCTGTTGTTGGCCAGCCTTATAAAGTAAATAGTTTTATTAGCACTGAAATAATAGTAAATGCTGTTCCTGAATATACAGGAAACGGAATGAACATAAGGGCTTCGTTAGACGACTATAATAAACAATATGATGGTCATAACCTAGAATGTTGTATAGAGGAAAGAATGCGAACAAAACTAAAGCTTGATTTTGCTTTTAACAAATGGAAAAATGATTTATTTGATAGGTTTGGATTAGTATCGTCAAATGATATTCGTGTATTTTTAAGGACAGTTAAAATAGAAATATTTGAAGAGTATTTTGACACCACTTATGGTTTGGGTACAATAAGAAATGTTTTTGATACAAAAACAATTACTAACGCAGGTTTATCAGGCTTTACAACAGAAGAAAATATGACTTCTGTTTTTGGTACAACATGGGCTGAGTTTACGTATTCATGGCGAAACAGATTTGAATCAAATGTTCCAAACGTACAAACTCTTATTAACGGTGCGCCTTATTTACCAGTAATGAGCAATCAATATTGGGGTGGCAAAACACTAAAAGTTAGATGGACATTAACATTTTTTTACCGTTCATATTCAAATCCATTTACAGAAGAATTTGTAATAGATCAACAAATAAGAGTAAAAGATTATGGGAAAATGACTGTTTCTGCAGTAAATGAATCTGCTTTTATAGAGCAATCATCAATTTGTTCTAATTCAGAAACTTGCTTTGCTGGAATTTTAGACGATAATTCCTTAACAGATAGAAAATTAATTACAAATATTTATCCTTTAAATGGAGGAATTACAAGTATAAACGAAGCGGAAGTTTGGGATGGCGCAGAACTTGAAAAACTAAACACTAATAAAATAGTTAATCAAGAAGAAAATTACGCCACATTATTTTCAGAAAAGGCGTCTAAATTTTGTGTTGATGGAACTAAATTAGTTGTAAATTCGCAATACAATATTTCTGCAATTGCTAAGAAATTTGTTGAAACTGGTTTTAGAATTACAGAAGACTCAAAGCAAAGAATAACAGAACCAAGCAACAAAAGAATAATAGAATAATAAAAAGCTAAAAATCATAAAATGAATTCAACAATCCCACAAATACCTGACTTTATAACGCCAGGATTTGACCCAAGTACAACGTTAATTGAAGCTGCTGAAATTGATGTTTCATCCGCAACTGGCTATTCATCAGTAAAAATTAAAGTTTCAGATTTTGCGACAGGGGCAGTAGGAACAGATATAGAAGAAGTATTTACAGTAACTGGAAGTTCAATTTCATTAGCAAATAGCCCGTCGTTCGTCTATGGTGTTTTTATGAATGGTGTTAGGCTGACTGTTTCTGTTGATTACACTATAATTACAACAAATATAGTTTTACTAAACGCAGCATTATCAGATTTATTTGTTGTATCATATAAATATTAAAAAAAATAAAACAATACCTTTATCCTATGAAAAAAATAATTATCCTATTAGTATTTGCCTTGTCGAGTATCTCCGAGGCTCAAACATTAATTAAGCTAAAACAATTAGAAAAAGCCGCAACCTCAGGAAGCGTAATAGTTTCAGGTGTTGGTGGAGTGCCTAAATGGGATGTTATACCAAAACCAACATTGCAAGAAGTTTTAACAACAGGAAATAGCACAAACATTGATGTAACTAGTTTAGACGGTAACGGTATCTTAAGATTTGGCGGAAATAACATTAAGTTAATTAGAGATGCTGGGGCTACAATTTCTCAAATATCATTAGGTAACGCAACGGCGTCTTTTGATGCACAATGTGCTACAAACTACGGTGCTTATTCAATAGATAACACAAGGTCTACTGTATATCACGATTCTGAAATAGATTTGGTAGCTACTAGCGTAAAAAAGAATGGCTCAGAAGTAGCAAGATTAATTGATATTACAGGTGTAAATAGTGGTACTAATACTGGAAACGAAACATTAACTAGTATTGCAACTATTAATAATAGCGCCAGCGCTAAGACGACTCTTGTTGATGCTGATCTGCTTGCGGGCATGAACTCTGCAAGTTCGTTTTCTTTAATGAAAGTCACTTGTTTGAACGTAGCAAATTATTTGTTAGGAATATTTAATACAGTTTATTCAACAATTTCAAATCCTACATTTTCAGGAACTGTTACAACACCAGCAATAATCGTAAGTGCCGAAACAGCAAACACAATAGCATCTTTTGACGCTAGTAAGAATATTAAATCTTTGTCTACTTCCACATACCCATCATTTACAGAATTAAGTTACGTGAAGGGTGTTACAAGCTCAATTCAACCGCAAATAAATTCAAAACAAGCGACATTAGTTAGTGGCACAAATATACGTACAGTTAATGGTTCAACATTATTAGGTTCAACTGATTTACAAGTAGGTACTATATTAGGTAGTGTGGCATCAACTGTTGGAATAATACCAATAGGCACAGGTGTTGCTAACACAACCACAACTAATCCTAATTTTTCTTATTCTAGTGGTATTTTAAATGTATTAGGAACAAATATTGTTGCAAAATTAGGTAGTTCTACATCTGTAATGCAAATGGGTGATGTAGGTGCAGGTAATCCAAATAGTTTTTTGGGATCACTAGCTGCTACCTCTTATCTTGGTCAGAATCTTTACTATAATGGAACAACTTGGGTAAATCCAAATACAGCAGCAATAGGATCCATGCTTTATATTCAAGGTGGTTCTCTTTCATTCAACACAGCTAATTCAGCTAATCAAGGAGTTGGATTTACAAAATTTGCGGTTTCAAATTTAGGCATAGCAACATTTGGAGTTACATCTAAAATGTTGATTACCCCTGATTACACTGGATCAAACGAATTAACGGGAATAACATCTTTAGTTAGTGGAAACGGTACTACTGGCTCAATAGGTATAATACCTTCTTCGGATAATAAAACTGTTGGGTCAAAGGTAGTATTAGCTTACTATTCAGGAACTACAGAAAAATCAGCAATTGAATATGCTAACGGGTCTACAGGAATAGTTACTGTATTAGGTAGTGGAGGACAAGTTAAAGTAGGAGGTTCCTCTTATTTTGGAGGAACAACAGCCCCTACTTCTTTAGTTCATATAGCGGCTAGTACAACAACTATGTCTGCGTTAAAACATGATAATAGCTCCAATCTATTGACCACTGCACAAGCTGGATCTAGGGAGTTTAAAAGTTCTTTTTACGATACTAAAAATAGCGGATTAAGATATGGTTTAGGCGGTGTAATATTTAATTCTTTTGCAGATGCTGGAAATACAACAACAACAGAAACTGATTTATATAGTTACACTACCCCTGCTAATACATTTGCAACTGACGGGGAATCATTGGATGCTGAATTTGGTGGTTTATATCTTAGTAGTGCAACTGCCACAAGACAAATAAAAGTATATTTTGCTGGTTACACAATATTTGATTCGGGCGCATTGTTAGTAAGCAATTCTACTGGGTGGACTTGTTCGGTGAAAATTATGAGGTCAAGCTCAACAACTGTTCGTTATATGATTGTTTTTACAGCGGAATCAACACCATTAAAATCATACACTAGTACAGGTGGCGTTGCAACATTAACACTGAGTGGAACTAATATTTTAAAAATAACTGGAACTTCTGCTGGTTCTGGTGCAGCAACAAATGATATCGTATTAAAAATGTCAAGAGGTTCTTGGTTTGCAGCAGCTAATAATTAAAATTATAAAACATGAAAATAACATTAAATGCTCCTATAGAAATAGTTGAGCAAAAAGAATTAAAAAAAACAATAAATTCGGTTACTGTAGTTGCATTTATTGATGACTTCAAGTCGGTCATAGCTTCTATCTCGTTTAATGATGATATTTTAAACATAAGAAACATTACACTTTGGAACCAAGGCGAAGAATATGAAAAAATAGGTCAATACACTGACGATGATATTTTAAATAGAGTTTTAGAACTTATAAATACATTATAAATGAAATATTCAAAAACAGTTTTCACAGAAATTTTAGCAATAATATTTGTTATTTTTTCATTCGGTGTTTTCACTTTGGTTATGTTCCATGAAGTAAAAACAGATTCAGCAACGACTATATCAATAGTTGAATGCTTAAAGGGTTTAATATTCTTAATAGCTGGTTTTTATTTCGGAAGTAGTATTGGTAGCAAAACGAAACAAACCGAATTAGACAAACAAAAAGAAAATGATAAAGATAATTTATAACGTTCCACTTACTGTAACAGCAGAATCAAATGAAACCCTGATAGCAAAAAAGACTATCAGGGTTATTGATTGTGGTACAAGTTCTGAAAACACTAACCTTTGTGCGATGTGGAACAATACAAGGTGCACAAATGATTCCTTGTATTGTAATCCATTTGTAAAAGGCGATACTATTTATTTTCAATATAAGTATTCAAAGGAACAAGCGTTAATAAATAATGGCCATAGAATTCAGTTAATGGATAGCGAAACTGGGCTTCCTTTAACAGTGCCCGAAGGAACAATAGTAAAGCAAACATTAATTGATGAAAATGAAACCTACTATTTAAATATTTTAATTGATACCACTAACTTGGTTCAAACTTGCTTTTATTTAATGGTTCAATTTTTAACGTGTAATTTAACAGAAGAAGAAACGGAAGAGGCTGAAACTTGTGTTAGCGACCTTGAAATAGAAGATGTAACAGACCCAATAATATTAGAAGAGTGTTATAATCAATTTTGTGCAGTGTCATATTCTGTTTATAGCGAACCGTACTGTAAAGTAGCTTGTGAAGATACTATAATGATTGAAGGTGTGTATACTAATTATGACTGTGATGGTTTGTATTATAAGTCAACAAACACAACTACAAACCTATATAAATCTGCAATTAGAGTGTTTGGAGAAATTAGCCCAAATCAATTTGATATTGAAGAAGTTGTTGTAGACCAGGACGAAAGAAAATCTACAACAATGGTAGAAACGTTTACATTTATGACTAAAAGAATACCGTATTATGTTGCTAGAAAAATAGCTAATATATTTGCATCCAAAGAAATTTACGTTGATGGAAACATGTATAAAAGAGCAGTTAATTTATCAAAAAACAATGAAGAAGGTACCATGTGGATAATAAAAACTACATTAGTACAAAGATGCGGTGAAATTAATTTTACCTGCGATTAGAAAAGTCTGTGATTAAAACCAAATATGCCCCAAAACAAAAGTTAAACCTTAAAACAAATTACAATTATGCAAACATGTATGCCATCCTGTGTGGACAACACAAACAAGCCTAAAGTAGGCTATGCAAATGGTTGTAAAATTAAGAGCCGCAAGGGTGGTATTCCTCGCTTGACGTTCTTAATTTGCGACCCTGATTACGTACACCCTAATGAAATGGACGAAGGTGTTTCGCCTTGGGAAAATTTAGATAACGTTAAAGCTGCTATGTGTGCAGGGTTATTAAACTTTTCAGGTGAAGTATTAGGTTCAAAACCTAAAGGCTCATTTACTAAACGTAGAATGGGTAGCTGTTCACCTGAGGAAACAATCGGAGGAACAAAACCAATAAATTTTCAAGATTATAACTCGTCTGACGATTTAATTGATTTTGATTTTTGGGCTTGGGTTGCAGAAAACAGAAGCCGTTTGAAATTCGGCTGGATTTCTTGTGACGATTTATGGTACCAATTTGATGGGTCTTGGGACTTAGAAATTGACCAAGTAGCAGATGATAACAGTGAGCAAGGTAAAACATACTATGATGGTGTGATTACTACTCAAACTGAATCTATCATTAAACCAATCCCAGTTCCAGGCTTGTTGAACTTGCTTGAGAACTTCGATGAAACTTCTTGCTACTAGTATGAAGTATGGTGTAGTAATCATTGCGCTGGGTTATCCGTTATACGGAAACGCAGCATATAACTTAGCTTTGAGTTTAAAAGCCTCATGCAAAGATGTTGAAATAGCCCTTGTTTATGAACCAAAAACTATAAGTAAGCTCTCAGAACGAGAGCTTACTTATTTTGATAAGTTTATTAAAATGCCTGAATCTTGGTATACTGTAGGTGGCAAAAAACAATATCAAAGAGCTAAATTGTGCGTTAATTTAATAAGTAATAAATTAGGTTGGGATTATACAATTTACATGGATGCCGATAATATTTGGCTAGATAAACCTGTAAACTGGCTATTTGGCCAACTATTTAAAAAAGAGTTTTATATTGGCCATAATGGCCATTACAATGCAATAACAAAAAAACAAACAAGCATAGGATATACATATTGGGGAGAACCAAAAAATATATGTGCTTACCATTCAATTAAACATTTGCCACAAACTGTTAGCGGTTTTTTCTTTTTTAGAAATGGAGATAAAGCAGATGAGTTATTTTTAAATGCTAGAGAGGTTTACGACGACCCAAAAGCTCCTACGATTGAATGGGCTAATGGTAAACCTGATGAATACTGTATAAATGTGGCATTAGGTAAAATAGAGTATAAGCAAGAAAATTTCCATGTTTTTTACTTTGACAAAATTAATGGTAGCATTTCAGAACAATTAATTCAGTCAAATTTTTGGGGTGTTGCTACTGGTGGCAACCAAGTTTCTACAAAATTAGTACATTTGTATAATCGCTTAGTAGATAAATATTGTTACCAAAACGATATAAAAACAAGGCACTTTCATATTGATAAAAAAGAAGTAATAACAGAAAGACAAAAATTCTAAAATGGAAATAACTTTTAATGATGTAAAGGCATACGCCCAAACCATACCCAAATTGCCTAAATTTCGCTATGCAGAAGACTTCAAAGAATTTTACGATGAAATGGCTGTTCATACACGAAAACGCAAGCCTAAGGACTTATTATTGAAAAGAAGACCAAACGAGCCTGACGATGTTTATAATTATCGTTTGGACAATTACGAGCCAATAACGTATGGCTCTATGAATAAAGCCTTTGATAATTTATACAGAATTGTTAATGGCATTAATTATAGTTTGGGTGTAGATGATGAGATTAGAACATACATGGGTACTAAGTCTTTTATGAAAAATACTTTTGATTTATTTTTTACAAAAATATTTTTAAAAAGAATGATTGAGGACCCTAATGGATTCATTGCTTGGCTTCCAGGTGGTGAAGGTGTAGAAAATGGCTCTAAAAAAGTTTATGCTTATCCAGTATTATTATTTTCATTCAACATGGTAGACTGGTCGGATGATTTTGTAACATTCCTAAGTGAAGAAAAAACAATTATAAAAAACAAAGACAATGTTCAAGAAGCTATTGGCTTAGTATATTATATATTTTCAAAAAATGGGTTTTATAAATTAATTCAAAAGCAAAGTGGAAAATATGAACTAGTAGAAGTTTATGTTCATAATTTAGGTGAGTTTCCTTTGGTACCTATGGGTGGCGACTTAAATTCAGAAGGATATTTTGAATCATTCTTTGCCCCTTATGTAGCTTTTGGTAACGAATCAATTAGACAATTTTCAGATTGGCAGGCGATTAGCACAACTTCTGCTTTTCCAATTCGTGAAGAGTTTTTTACCCAATGCGATATTATAGAAAAACCTGTTAGATCAGAAAATTCATTAGACAAATTAAACGCTAACAAATCATACAGTCGTCGAGTTGAAGTTAAACCTATCTCAAAGAAAAGCCCATTTGAGTCAATACAACGTGAGGTTTATAATAAAGAAAATTCAGCAGTAAGCGAAGCTCATTTACCTTATGAAATACCAAGCCTTAGATGGCTTTCGCCAGGTGTAGAATACGTTAAGAATGCCGAAGAATCATATAAAAGCCTTTTATTAAGCGCAGAGGATGCTTTACATTTAAATTTAGGTAATATTTCTTTATCAGGAAAAGCAAAAGAAATCGATTTGCTTTCCCATGAAGATATGTTGGGTAAAATATCAATTCAGTATTTAGATGCTCAACAAACATCAGCACGAATCTTAACAGCTTATAAAAACGCTTCAACTTATGATGAGGCACCTATTAAATTAACAAAGCCAAACACCTTTAGAATTAAAACAGAAGAAGAGTTAATGGCTGAATTAACAGCAATGAAAAATGGAAACGCCCCAGCGATGTTAGTAGGCGCAATTGCTAGAGAATTAGCAGCTAGAAGGTTTTCAGGAGATTTAATAAATCAAAAAATATTTGAAATAACTGCAACGTTTGACCCATTGTATATTTACTCATTGAATGAAAAGCAAACGATGTTTGTTGCTGGGTATGTAAATAAAGATGATGTTACAAAGTCTGTTTTGATGTATTCTGTTTTATTGAATTTATCTAAGAAAAAAGATGAAGTTGCTTTTTTAGAAATGCCTAACGAAACTGTTTACAACGAATTTTTAGTTGCTATAAAACCTTATTTGATACAGCAAACCGCTTTAACAAATGATAATGGATTACAAATGTAATGGCTCGTATACAAGCAATAATAAATAGCGGTGACAAAATAATGTCACATGGTGAAGATGATTTAATCAGAAACACTAAGCTTGCTGAGCGTTATATTTATGACGCTTTAATGCAAATATTTAAAAACGTTGATATTTCAAATGGTAAATTATCCTCAACCCCAAAGGCTGAGGATTTTTTGGCTTCTTTGGATGCTAGAATATTTCAGGCGTTAGCTGGATCAGGTTATAAAAATTCTGTAAATGAATTTATGTCAAACTATGACCAAATAAGCGAAAATGTAATTAGTCTCCATAGTGCTTTAAAAAACGGAAATATACCCCCTTCGGCGGTTAATCCTATAAAAAGATTAGAAGTATCTAAGACATTAGCCAACCTTACAGAACAGGGAATGTATAAGGATTTTATTAATCCAGTTAGGCAAGGCTTATACAGAAATATATTATTTGGAGCAACAGTAGAAGAAACAGAAAAACTGATTACTGAATATGTAGTTAGCAAACCATTAACTGATAGTAAGCTGGTAAAGTATGTTGGCCAAGTTGCTGCAGATAGCTTAAGGCAATATGATGGATCACTTAATCAAAGTGTAAAAAACAATCTTGGCTTAAACGGAATACAATACGCTGGCTCATTGATTAGAGATAGTAGGGCGCAATGTATTAAATGGGTTGGAATGGCTCAATTAAGTGATGAACAATTACAAGAAGAAATTGATTTTGCTTTAAATGGAGGTTCTTATTTTGTAGCTGGAAAATACAAAAAATGTAGTGGCATGATTCCAGGTACAACACCTTCGACTTTTTTAATAAACAGAGGCGGTTATAGATGTAGACATAGAGCTTTTCCTATTCGCTTGGTCAAATAGTATTTTCATCTTATATTTGGAAAACAATTAATTTATATAAAAAATGAAACACAAATTTATCAACAGAAAAACTGGCAAAGTAATATACTATGGCCAACAGGGAAAAGAAACATTTGAAAAAATGCCCCAATCAGATGAATATAAATATGCTGGTGCAATATCAGATGAAGAATTTGAGGAAATACAAAAAGCCAATAGTACTTCTAAAAAAGAAATTATTGAGGAAAGTTTAAGTGCTGAAAAATACAACGAAGTATTAACCAGTAACATTGTTGAGTTAAAAGAATTAACGGAAGATGAAGTTGATAATCTTGTTTCAGGAAAACAAGTTGATTTAACGGAAGATGAAGTTGAAAAACCAAAGAAGAAACTTAAAACTAAAACTTTAGATAATGAGCAAGCGGAAGAAAAACAGCCTTAGTGAACAGATTGAGATTACTGATAAAGTTGTTTCGGTAGTTAATCCTGACAAAGAAATACCAGTTAAATTAATAAATACACCAGCTCCAAAAAAAGGAATAAAATTAGCTGATTCTTGGGGCGCAAAATCTAAATAAAAAAATGAAAAAAGAAGAATTAATTAAGTTTTTTATGTCCCTTGGGGCAACAAAAGAACAAGCAGAAACTTTGACAAAAAATACATCAAACGATGGTGATTCTGTGGATGGTACAGAAATATTAGATGGCATTGTTAAGCACCAACGTTCATTGTTTGAAAATGATGTTACCTATAAAAAAAGTATTCAGGACTCTGAAATGGCTAAACAAAGAGATATATTTGAAGCCAAAATTAAAAAGATAGCTGGATTAACAGCAGAAGAAACAAAGGATAAAAAACTGGATGATATTGTTGCCTTAGCTTTTGAAAGAGCAAGTAAATCAAAAGATGCAACGGCTGATGACCTTCAAATAAAATTAAGAGCTGCTCTTGATGAGAATAAGCGTTTAACTGATGAAGAAATCCCAAACATCAAAAACCAAGTTGAAGTTGAAAAGAAAGAGTTTAAGAAAGTTGCATTGTTGAACAAAGAGCTCTCTACAATTAAAATTAGACAAGGTGTTGATGCGGAAGATGCATTAATATTAGCTAAAGCAAAAGCAGAAAAATTAGGTTACAAAATTGAACTTGACGAAAAAGGAGATTTAACAATTTTGACTGGTCAAGGAGCAAAAATAACAACATCCGATGGCCGTACTTATTTATCAAGCAAAGAAATTTTATCTAACTTATTGGATGGGTTCGTAGAAAAATCAAACGGGGATGATGATAAGAAAAAAGCAGCGGTTGTTATTGATGATAATAAAAAAGAAAAACAAAACGGTAGACAGACTGTTGTTCAACAAAACTTAGAAAACGCAAGGGCTCATGCAGAGTCATTAAAAAAATAGCAGTTTTTCTTCGTTTCTGTTATTATTTTAAGTCCCACTATTTTTAGTGGGACTTTTTTTATTTAAAAATATCATTATATTTGCTGAACAAAACGAGGGTTAATTTTCCCTTCTAAAAAAATGCTGAGGTGTCATCCTTAATTGACAAAAAAAATAGCAGATTGGCTACTTAATCACAGAAAATTAAAAAGCAAATCAAACAATAATTAATCATTTATTAAAATTCTTATGAAAAATTTAAAAACAATTTTCACATTGCTCGCTAGTTTGACATTTTCGCTAGCTGTTAGCGCCATCGGTGGCGTAACAATAACCTCCCTTATTGGTCACATTGAATATGCACCAATTTTATCAGGAGGTATTTATAGTTTATCTTTAGTCACAAGTATGCAATTGCCAATGTTAGCTTATTCGTCTCCCGCTGTATTTACAGAGGGTTTGTGTGAAAAGGTACAAACATCATTAAATGACTTAATGGGTAACAATGCACCTGAATCAAAAAGAACACCAGTTGGATATTTACAGGCTATTTTAAGCCCAACAAATAGGGCTGGTTTTTCTAGTATACCTATTGACCAAGGAAACGGAAAAAAACGTTCTGCTCGTATTACTTATGCTCAACGAGGAACGGAAGCGGATATAACCGATACATATAATAATGGTTGTACTCCTGAAATTTCTAAAACACCATTTGAAGATATTGTATCTGTTGACACTCCATTATCAACATTAGGTATTTCTTTTAGTGAAGATGAAATGAGAAAACTTTGTGAAGCGGATAGTGCTTGGATGGCTCGTGTTATTAACTCAGAATTGAATCCATTTATGACCGCTTTAAACAAGCGTTTAATCACTTTACAAAATGCTAATTTTGGAAACTTTGCTGATGGAAGCAATGCACGAAAAGACAGGATTTTAATTAATGCTAGTGGTGAAGCGATTTACAATGGTGAAGTTGCAATTCTTAACGATTTTGAAGATATTGACGCTGGTTCAAGGCCAATGTTAATTGGTTCTGGAATGTTAAGAGATTACACTCGCTTAACGGATGTAGGTTGCTGTAATAGTGTTGGTGTTGACTTGGGCGCTGGAGGTGATTTTGATTATTTCAATGACCGACACGTTGGTGGTATTTTAGGAAACGCAAATGATTTTATCGGGTTAGCTCCTGGTAATGTTCAGTTAGTTACTTATAACAAGTACAAAGGTGCTTACAGAAAAGAAAATGATGTGTTCTCTAAAGGAACAATTATTGACCCTGTAACAGGCTTAGAATTGGATATGCGTTGGAAATATGATGACTGTAACGAAGTTTACACGTTAACATTTAGCCTTTGGTACATGTTGTATTTTTTACCAGCTAATGCGTTTGCTTCTAGCGACGACTTAGAGGGTGTAAATTACACATTACACTACAGAGGTGTTAATGCTTAGTATTATTCTAACATAAATAATAGGGGGCGTTTAGCCCCCTTTTTAAATTCAATAAAATGGAATGCATAAATGATATAATGTGTGGTAAATACGCACTGGTTGGCGTTAGAGACTTCATAAATTGCCCTGCACCTGAAAGTGTATTGTTTATTAATGACATTCCTGGTATATCCTTAAAATCTGCATCATCTATTGTAAATGATGAACAAAGAACTGGTATCAATCTTTTAAACGATAAAATTAAATTAGCCACGAAAATGGTGTTTAATAGGTTTTCAGGAATGGTATTAGGCAAGTTTGATTTTAGTTCAATAATTGAAGCCCGTGAAATATCAGAGTTTTCATCTACAACAAACGATCCATTAAATAAAGAGCGTGGATTGGTTTTAAATAGATGGAGTTCTGAAATGGCACGTATATATATTGAAGAAGTTTACATTCGTGTAAAAGAATCAGGCATAGCAATTTTAAAGATATATGATGGTGATCTAACTAAAACATATAGCGTTTCTTTATTGGCAGACACTAACAATGTTGTAAAACTTCGTTATAAAGCAAAAAGTCAATCCGTTAAAATACTTTTCAATCAAACTAATTTTACAACTTACACATGCAAAATTAATGAAGAGCACGGTTGTATTCCTTGTGGCCAAAGCAGGAAAGTTAATCATAAATTAGGTATTATGGGTTGGGATGGCGACAAAGAAACTTATTCTTGTTATGGTGTTGGTGTTTTAGCAAACGTACAATGTTATGAAGAGGAAGTTATTTGCCAATTGCTCCCAAGGATGGCGTTTATGATTTGGTACCAATCAGGAATAGAAATATTAAACGAAAAATTGGCTTCCGATAGAATTAACGCAATAACGCTATTTACCAAGGACCAAGCAAAAGAAACATTAAACCAATTAAAATTTTCTTTAGAAAAGGAAGAAAAAATCTTTGCAAACAATATTACTAACTTTTTAAAATCCACTCGCGGTGAGTGTTTTACCTGTAATGGGAGCCGATATGCTTATGGTACACCTTAATTATTTAAACCGTGGATGTTGCGGCACATCAGTATCAAAACCGAAACCAAAAACTAGTAACCCAAAACCAATTAGACCTAAAGGCTGGAGATAATTATGAAAGTATTAATGACATCTGTAAAATCAAAAGCGTTTGCCCTTGTTAGTATTATCTTAGCGTTCTTTATACCTATTTATGGGCTTTTATTAGCAGTTGGATTAGCAATCGTAGCTGATACAATTACTGGTGTTTACAAGGCTAAAAGGTTAAAACAAAAAATTACTTCTAGAAGGTTATCTGAAATAGTAAGTAAAATGTTTCTTTACCAAGGCGTTGTAGTATTATTCTTTTTTATAGATAGATTTATATTAGGGGAGTTTACGCAAATGTTTATACAAATACCATTATTTCTAACAAAAGTTGTTTCTGCATTGCTTTGTTTTATTGAAGTTAAATCTATTGATGAAAACTTTGAAGCTATCACTGGGCAGTCTTTATGGTCAAAATTAAAGGATATATTGGCTAGGACAAAAGAATTGAAGCACGAATTTGAAGAATTAAAGCCTCAAAATGAAAACAATAAGTAGCAGGATTGACGAAATAATTTTAGTATTGGAAAAAGAAATTCCTAACGCAGAAGAAGCAGCCCTCAACACATTGTTGGGGGTTTATTCGTATCGTATATTTAATAAAGGTAATTCTACTGATGGATCAAAAATAGGAGATTATAAAGAAGGTGGTTATAAAAACAAAACTCGAAAAGATGGTGGGTACCAAGTTGGTTATGTTGATTTACAATTAACTGGTGGTTTATTCTTTTCTATTGTTATTGGAGAATCAGGCCAAAGAAAAGTTTTAGGTTATAATAATATTGAAGCAGCTAAAATTGCTGGTTATAATGAAGAACGTTATAAAAAAGATATATTCAAACCATCCATTGAAGAACAAGCTATTGCTCGTAATGCATTTTTAGATTACCTTCGAGAAAAAATTCAAGAACTATTCAACTCATGGTAGCAGAAGCATTAAAATATTTAGCAGTAGAAATAAAAAAACAAATACCTCAACTTACACAATTCGTTGGTGGTGTTATAAAAACGAATGAAGGAAAGGTAATAAGTGAACACGGAATAGAACGAGAAACATTCACTATTTCAGATAGCAATGGGCCATCTATTTATTTAAGGCAAACTCAAATTAAAACAATTTCTGAGCCACGTAAAATATCATCTAAGACAAAAGAATATCAACACAAGGCTTCTTGTAGACTCGTGTTTTATTCTTTTTCAGGTATACAAAATTTGAGTTCTGACAAAATGGAATCTCTTATAATGAATGCTTTAAAAACAATATCATTCAATGGTTATCAAAGTGAAGCGTATAATGTTTACCTGGTTCCAAACAAAATTAATTCAAACATAGAAGTTGTGTTTAAAGAAGAAACCTCAAAAGAGTATGAAGGCGGTAATTTTCCAGTTATGATTGCCGTAGATTTTGATTTATTTTATAGTTCAGCTAATTGCGACCAATGTAATTTTAACCAAGAAATTTGCTAATGAAAACAATAGATTTTGCTGTATTAATTCCTGTTTACAACACAGAGCCATTTGAACTATTAGAGGCTGTTTTATCTGTATTGCCTAAAAACCAAACCATTGAACAAACTTATGATATTTGGGTTGTTGACGACGGAAGCGATAAAGAAGAAACAATAAAATGTTTGTTATTTTTAAAAAACACGCTTGGTGTTAAATTAATAACATTAGAAAAAAACTCGGGAACTTCCGCTGCTTTAAACGCTGGCCATGAAGCGATACAAAATGAATGGATCGCTATTATGGGTAGTAGTGATATTTCAACTAAAGACCGATTTAAACTACAAGTTGAGCATTTAATTGAAAACCCTGACATTGATGTTTTGGGTACAAATTTGTACTCTTTTAAAGAATCTGACTCTTCAAAAACGCCAATATATCAAACGTCACACAAATATATTACAACGTTAGAAGAACGTTCTGAGGGTTGGTTAACTAACCATGGAACGGTAATGTATAAAAACAAATCAGTAAAAGATGTTGGCGGTTATAAATTACCAGGAAGATATCAAGATGTGGATTTATGGAAAAGAATGTATCTAGCAGGAAAAAAAATAAGAACTCTAAAAGAAATTACCTATGCATGGCGAAAAGCAAATATTTAAAAGGAAGTTTAAAAAAAGGTTAAATTGGAATTTAATTATAGCTTGGTCTGTAATTGGGGGCTTTAGTTTACTTTTTTGGATTACTATTATTTATTCGTTCTTTTGTGTATGAAAGTATCAGTAATAACACTAAGCCACAACAGGATAAACCTTTTAAAAAGGGCTGTTTATTCTTTTATAGAACAGGATTACAAAAATTCTGAATTAATCGTTTTGGATAACGGTTGCACGGATGGGTCAACAGAATTTCTTAAAGAAATTGCTGATAAACACCCAAACATCAAAATATTAAGAAACGAACAAAACACGATTTTAGGAGCTTTAAATAAGCTTTGGTTAGAATGTTCAGGCGAACTAATTTGCCAAGTCCACGATGATGATATGCTCACAAAAGATGGCATTACATTAAGAGTTGAAAAGTTTAAACAAGATAAATTCTTAGAAGTGTGTTATGGTGGTTGGGTTAACAAAACAATTGATGGAAAAGTTTTAGGAACATATAAAGGTCAAGGTTCCAATCCAACACGTTTAATTCAAAATGAGTATATTAATTTCACAACAATGATGTGGAAAAACGATCTTAAGAAAAAATTCATGTTTGATGAAGACCTTAGGTATTATGTAGATTGGTTATTTAAAATACGCTGTGTAATGGAATGCGCAATGACTTGTATAGAAGATATTGTAATGAATTACACTATTCATAATGCACAAGAATCAATGACTTGCAGGCTTACTAATCAAAATGTTCCTGAGGAAAAAATTATGAGACAAAAACTAAAACAAATTTACGGGGGGTTATTTTTATAATGAAAACAACAGCAGAAGAATGGAAAAAAAAGTTGTATAATTTACACAACCGAACTAAAGGCATATCAAGTGAGCATCAAATTGACTACAAAAATTTATTAAAAAAAGTATTTATAGGAAAAACTGCACTTGATGTTGGCTGTGGGACTTGCTGGCTAAAAAATTATTTACCTAAAGAAACATTGTATGTTGGATTAGATGCAATTCAAATTCCTGAACATGCTAGTCATAAAGTTATTATAAGTTCCATTGAGGAAACTTGGGGGTTTATGTATAAATACGAAACATTATTTATTTTTGCTGCACTTGATGGAATGAGAAATCTTGAAAGAGCATTTGATAAAATCAAAGAAATTACACTAAAAAATATAGTAATTTTAACTGGAATAAATATTGAACCCGACCTTTATCATACTCATTTAATTACCGAAGAGTTTTTAGACAGTCAAATGGACGGTTGGAAAAAAACAGTAAGAGTTCAAGTTCATCCTAAAATAATATTTTTAGAATACGCAAAATGAAAATACTAAACTTATCGTATGATGACTACGCAAATTTTGGGCATGAAAACGCAAACGCCTTAAGAAGTATTGGCTTAAATTGTGTTGACCTGAAAAGGGTTAAACACGGGTTTGGTTATGGTACTGAATCTAAAGTATCAACATCTTCGGATATAATGAGTCAAATAAAAAAATGTGATGTTTTGCAGTTGTTTCATTCAGATAGTACTTGGTTAAAATACGCTTATGAATTAGGAAAAAAAATATACGTTTATCACACTGGCACAACTTTCAGGCAAAATTCAGAACATTGTAATAATATTTTTAATCCTTACGTAAACGCTGCTTTTACTGATCAATGCGAATTTATGGGCTTGGGAATGAAAAATGAAAAGTATATTGCTACTGCTATTAATACTAATAAATTTCAGTGCACAAATTGGAATGTAAATGATAATTATGTAATAGCTCATTATCCAAGCAATGCATCTGTAAAAGGAACCGTTCATATAAAAAAAATGCTTAATGAGTTAAACATTAAAGACTATTTAATTGATACAGCTATATTAAAACACGATAGCCAAATTGAAAGAATGTCAATGTGTGACATTTACATTGAGTTATTTTCTCCGCAACAAAATGGAAAGCCTTATGGTTGCTTTGGCGTTACTTCTTTTGAGGCTGCATCTTTAGGAAAGTTGGTTATTACAAATAATATTAGAAATGATGTCTACGAAAAAGAATATGGCGAAACACCATTTTTTATAGCAAACTGCGAAACAAAATTTAAAAGCACATTACAACATTTGCTTTCTCTTGATAAACAAAAAATTCAAGAACTTCAGGAAAAAACTAGATCATTAATGTTAGAAAGACATTCTTATGTAGCTACTGGAAATTATATAAAAAAAGCATTAGATTTGTGATATGGAATGCTGCTTAAATAATCTTGGGAAATACCCACACAACAAAGAAATAAACACAAATATAACTGCGCCTGCAACTGGTGATTATGTTTTTTATTTTACCACTTCAAATAGTAATAATTTTTCATTAACAATTAATTTTGAAGTTGGTGACAAGCTTATTATTCCTGTTTCCACTCTAAACGAAAGTATGGTTCATACTTTCAGAATTGAAAAACCTGATGGCAATTTTATTACACAAAATGAATGTGATGTTTTTGGTTTACAAACAATAATTAATACTCAAATAGATGGATGCTCAAATAGCTGTGATGATACAGATACTACTACTGATTACGGTTACTAGTATTTTTTCTCTTTTACTTGCATTGTTTTCATATTTCTTAGACTTCTGTTTTTGGCGTGGAAACATATTTTCTTTTTGGTTGCCATTTGTTGCAAAAAACGCTACAAAGCTATTAGAACCTATTAAATATAAGCGCGTAATGAATATTCAAGATAAAGAAAAACGTTCTGAAACATTTATTGAATTAGCTGGTACAAATGGTTTATTTAAAGTGCTTGGAGGTTGCTCTATTTGCTTAAATATTTGGATAGGTTTTATTACATTTCCTGTAATTGTAGAGCTTTTAAAGGGTGTTATTTTTATTAATTACTGGTATTTTCCAGTGTATTTGTTGGCAAGCTCATTCTTTTTACGAAAAATAATGAAAATTGATTAAAAACACACTTTTCAACATTAAAACTAAGCCGTTAATTCGGCTTTTTTTATGCTTTTTAAAAATTTATTTAATTGAACTACAATAAGTTATATAAAT